ACTAATGGTGGAAGACAAGAATTAAAACGTGTATCTGCAGGTGTTTACTACAGAATGCGTAACAATGGTAACTTAGTACAGTATAACAGAGGAGAATTCAACGCAAACCTTTTGCGCTCTGTATTCGGAGATTTGTTCTACAGACGTGTGGATGTAAAAGACAGACGTGTTAAAATGTACACCAATGAAGCTGGTTTCGATGTATTCCAACAAGCTTTAAAAACAGATGCTCTTAATTCTGGTCTTACATTCGTTGCAGATTCTGGAAACAGATACTTGCAAGGTGAAGGACAACATATCACTTACAACTTTGCTTTTGACTCTATGATCACTCGTGAGACAGGTAAAATTGAATTGATTCACCTTAAGGAATTAGATTTACCACAAACTAACTTAGAGTTTGGACAAAACAAAAAATCAACACCAGTTTTCTTCGTGTTTGATGTTTCTCCAATGTCTGATGGTTCAATGGTAAACAACATTCGTGAGGTAAGAATGAAAGGTGCACCTTCTATGACATGGGGTTATATTGATGGTACTCGTCACCACTTAGGTTTTGCGAAATCTCAAGGTATGAGTTCAGCCAATAAATTCCCAGGTTATGAGTTATGGATGAAAGACAGATGTGACGTATTCATTGAAGACTTGTCTCGTACAGTTTTGATTGAAGAAATCCCTCAGTTCTAAGATAACTGAAATAGAGACTGATTCCCCCCTAACCCCTCTCTCCCACTGGGGGGATTCTATCTCAACTTGATGTCAGGTTCGCTGTGGCCTTCGATGGCAGACATCATCTAAACCAAATTAAATAACTACATTATGGGAAGTAATAAAATAGGCAAAATTGCTGTACTTAAAAAAGAAATCAGCAATTCAGGTATACAGACAATGGAAGGTGGGTTAGCCAATAAAGGGTTGACTAGAATTCCTGGTACTGGAGTATTCAAGTTTCCTTATAAGGAAATAGATGGAAAATATAGAACAGGACTCGATCCTACAGCATCATATATTCAAAGGATTCAAGATCCTACAGAGAAAGAGCTAGAGATTGAAAGAGTTACAAAACTGAGAGAGAAACTCCAGGATGCCTTGGGTGAGATTGATTTGGGGCCAAGAGCTTCATATTGGAACTATGCCCTTGCTAAGTCTTCAGATGACAGTTCACACATTCAACCTGTGAAACTATTAGATGGAGATAACTACTTTGATTTGTCTATTCCTCATCAAGAAATTGCTTTTGCTTGGTTAAGAGTGCATCCTACTATTGCTTCAAGTCATAGTGCTTGGGAGCGTGGTGAATATCCTGCTGATACACAGTTTTATGTGGAAGATGAGGAAATTGAAAATGCAGTTATATTCAAGAAAAAACAACTTATCAATAAAGCTATCGTTAAGTTTGAGTCTATGTCAATAGAGAAAAAACGTAAGGTGGCCAGATTGTTAGGTCTTCCAGTAACAGAAGATACAAGAGAAGATATCGTTTACAATCAAATTGATACCTTGTTGAAAAAGACAGAATTTGATAAAGGTAAGTTTGCAGGATTAAGTCCTGTAGATGTCTTCAACAGATTCGCTGACATGAAAGAGGAATTACTTCACATAAAAGACTTGGTAAAACAAGCTATTGCTCACTCAATTTATAGAGTAAAAGCTAATGGTAAGATTTACGAAGGAGAGTTTGAAATAGCTGAAGAGGAAGAAGCTCTTGTAAAAGAGCTTATAAATGAGGATAATCAGGATTTACTGATGACTCTTGAGGGTAAATTAAAAACTAAAAAACTGGCTTCTGTATAAGAAGCTGGTTTAAACAATAAAAATTATGATACCAGTAGATAGTTTATTGTATAAGATTGATCAAAAACTAAATAAATTATCATCTAACTCACATCAACAAATACCTTTAGAAGATAAAATCTTAGCTCTTAACGAAGCACAGATTAAGTTAATAAAGCAAAAGGTTGATGGTTTTAGTACAGTATCTGGTATGGGAATGGATTCCTTTAAAAAACGTTATGAAGATCTGGAAAGATTAGTAATAAATTATGATCAAGGAAAACTTCCATTAACAGAAGCTGATCCTATTATCAATAGATGGGTAACTCCATTGGATCCTTTAAGACCAGGGTATATGATGTATCTAGATTCTTATGTCCTAGCGGACAAAGGAAGATGTAAAGATCATATAATTTGGATCAACAAAGACCTTGCTAAACATGGAGATTTACAGTTTCTGGTGCTTAATGATCACTACAAACCATCTTTTGAATATCAAGAAACATTTAATTGGATTTCTTCAGATGAAATTAGTATCTTTACTGATGGAACATTCACTCCTAAAGACATTTACATAATGTACTTAAGATATCCAATTTACATTGATAAGGAAGGATATATTAAGTTTGATGGCGAACCATCAGAAGATGTAAATTGTGAACTAGAGTTGTATTTGGAAGATGAGTTATTAGACTTAACTGTTATGACATTGGCTACCTATCTTGAGAACCAATCAGCAGTTGTCGCATCTGCAGGACGAATACAAACAAATGAATAAGTAACACTCTAAATTAAAATAAAATGGCAGATTTTTCTTTAACCACGCTCTTCGTAGTCCCTACAGGATCCACAACACTTCCTACTCAGACAGCTCCTGCAGTAGTTAGTACTCAGGACTTAGGTGCAGGAGCATTTGGGTTTTTCAGAAATGACTACACCGTAGCTACAGCAGCCAACGTTGCTGCAGCTCCTTACTTCTACATTGCACAAGGTAGAGCTAACTCCTATTTGCAAGGAAGTAAGAGATCAGACAAAATTAAAGGTTGCCCTGCAGCTAATTGCAACACTAACATCACTGAGTTCTACAAAGTGGTAGGTTGCCCAACAGCTGCTGTGCAAATCACTGAGGTGTCTAACTGGACAGTACAATGCGGTGATGTAGTGACTATCACTTTGAGAGCTCACTCATCTTACATTGACACACTGTACTTTAATGGATGGACTAGATCAGTAACTGTACAAGCACCTTGTTGTGATTGTGGAGCTGATCCTTGCGCAGATGTAAATGCTGCAGCTCTTGTAGATGAATTTGTTGCTAAGTTTAAAGAACAAGCGCCTGGTAACAACCCAGACAACTCTTCTTTTAACTCTTACTTCACTTTCGAGAGAGTAGGAGCTGGTACTAACTCTAAATTAGTTATCACAGGGAAACCGTTAACTAAGTATGGTGTACCTTGCGATATTGCAGCGTTCCCACACGAATATGACAGAATGTGGTTCAGAACTTTCGTTTACGAAGGTCCAGCTACAACTGCTGATTTCATTGTAGATGATAGATGTCAAGAAGTAGCAGATGCTGTTATTACTCAGAGATCTTCTTATCCAACAGGAACTTCAGATGAGATTGCTCAATTAGAAAAAAATTACTACAGCTATCAAGCAGGTTATCTTAAACACTTGTACAGAATGGCAGGTTATAACCAAAACTTTGAGTCTTATGTGACTCCAGGAGCTAGTTATACTACCTGGTACTTGAAGTACAATGAGTATGCTAAAGATGCTTATAACTGGGGTGATTATATTCCTGAGGATCAAATGTCTATCATTGCAGCAAATAGTGCAGATGCTGCATTGGTTACTGCGATTGACGCCTTCCTTGTAGCTGCTTTAGGAGCAACTGCAGCAGTAGCTATCAATGCTTGTATCACTACAACATCTACAACTACTGGTGTGCCTCCAGCAACAACAACCACAACTTCTACTCTTATTCCTTAAGAAAGAAACATTGTATAACCAATACCAGAGGTATGAGAGGATTCTCTGTCCTCTGGTATTTTTATTTTAGACAAGATGGCTGTACTCAATTTAAAGATAATAGTTCTTGATACACATGATGTTTCTTCAATGTTGATAAAAGATGCTTCAACATATCCTGCTGAACCACCAGATGTGACCAGTCCTATCTTATTATCAACTGCTCCTGGATTTAATTCAGTTTCTATACCATTTAATGTACAGGGAGAAGTAATTCTAACATCAGACATATTTGGTATTACAGCACCTGGAGTTATCCAACCTCTTCCAGATGGACTATATCAGTTCAGTTATTCTATTGCTCCTCCTCTAACTAATTACGTTAATATTAGTATAATGAGAGTAGATAGACTGCAAGAGAAGTTTGATAAAGCCTTTATGACTTTAGATTTCATGGTTTGTGATAGTGCTATCAAAACCCAAGCTAAAGTCACTCTTCAAACAATATATCTATTAATTCAAGGTTCTATAGCAGCAGCTAATGAGTGTGCTATCATAGAGGCTAACAAACTATATGACAAAGCGTCAGCTATGTTAGATACTTTGATTAAAAAGAATTGTGGATGTAGTGGTAATCATTTCATCGTAAATTATAACTAAAATGGCAACTTGTGCATCTTGTGGGGTAAATGTGGGCTGTGGATGTCAATTATCAAATGGACTATGCGCTTCATGTTTGGCAAAACAACAACAACCTAAGAAATGATGTTAAATCCTAAAATAACTAACTGTAAAGAGTGTGCATCTATAGTACCTTTGATTGAAGAGATCAACTGTAAGATAGCTGACATGAGTCATCGACTATACAATAATATTGTATTCTCGCTAAACTTGCATATAGCATATATGGATATGTTGGATCTTTTGAATTATAGGAGAGTTCTTCAGAATAAACTAGTTAACCCTTCCTATATTTGTGATTTTACTGTGGCCAAGATAGCAAGCAAGGTTAAATTGCTTACTACTGGATGCAAGACTAAATGTCCTTGCTCTTCAGGACCTACGCTAACAACTACATCAACTACAACTTTAGCTCCAATAACTACAACAACAACTACATTAGATCCAGTAACAACAACTACAACTACCTCAATATCAACGAGTACAACAACTAGTACAACTACAATTGTACCAATAACAACTACAACAACAACTAGTTTAGTTATTACTACAACAACTACAACACCAGCTCCTGGTACAACAACTACCACGACTACTCCTGTTCCAACAACAACTACAACTACCACACCAGTGCCAACAACAACGACTACTACTACTGCTGTAGCAGTATTTTCTGTTGATTTGTCTGATACTCCTGCTGGAAATCATACAGCTTCTTGTGGTCAGGTAGGTGTTATTACAATAACCTATTACTATATGGATCCAGTTGTTATTCCTACTACAACAGTGTTATATCTAGACCCTGGATTTACTACTGTTCTTGCTGGAGGTAATTCATGGTATTTTGATCCAAACTCTTTTACAAGTTTTCAGGTAGCACCTAATGGTGTAGTATTAGTTGTTCATGACTGTAATTTAGCTTAAATAATGTGTAATAATAAAATATAAAAATCATGGGATGCTCCAATTGCTTTAATGGTTGTGCAGATATAGTCTCAGACCAGTGTGTAAAATATACAGGATTAGATGTTCCTGGACTAGGTATCTCCAATGGTGATCCTTTACTTGTTGTTGAAAACCAGATAATTAATAAAATCTTGACATTGATAACAGGAGAAGGTATTATTCCTATTATTGATCCAACAGATCTATGCCATATAGTTTCTAGTTTTCTTCCTGTATCTGGAGATATTACAATCAATCATGTAGTTTCTGCTTTAATTCAATCCATTTGTGAATTGGAGGTAAGATTAACAGACACAGAGGAAGCATTGAATGTGATAGAGGCTGATTATGTTCTTTCATGTTTAACAGGAGTATCTGTATCTGATGGAACTCATGCTATCCTGCAGGCTACTATAACTAAACTATGTCAAGTAGATACAGATGTAGAAACTCTGACAGCAGAATTAGAAGCTAATTATGTTTTGATTAGTGATATCAATGATTACATTGCTGCTTACATAGATGATCAACCTACTTCAACTCTATATAGTGATAAGATGATACCCTATACTGCTGTTCCTTATTTTGGACCAACAGCAGGATTCTTTGATGTTACTGGAGCTGGTATTGGAGATTGGTTAAAAATATACTTATGTAATGGACAAAACCTTACTCCAGACTTAAGAGGTAGAGTAATCGTTGGTACAACTACTATGGGTAATACTGCTTTTAGTCCTGTTGTGGATCCAGCATTACCTGGGAATCCTACATACTCTCAAGATACTGAAGCGGGAACCAACTCAGCAGTACTAACTAGTTCACAACAATTACCACCTCACTCACATCCAACATCAGTAGATATTACTGATCCTGGACATACTCATAGTTATAGTGGTAGAGTTGTTAATACCAAATCTCAAGAAGGATCAAATGGTAATTTTGGAGTGGAGTTTGGCTCTTTTTATACATCAGTTAGTCCTACAGGATTAATGGGTAATTTTAATGATGCTGCAAACTTTAATGTTAAAGTGGTAGTAGGGCCTACAGGTGCTTCACAAGGACACAATAATATTCAACCTGTTCATGCATCAAACTATATAATTTATATTCCTTAATAACTTTCATAATGGGAAAGCCTTGTAGTACCTGTATAGATTTAGTAAATGGTTGTGGTCCTGTAAAAACAGACGATGTTATTTATACAGGGCCTAAATTACCATGCTCAACAATTAATACAAATGATACCTTAACATTAGCTTTTCAGAAGATTGATGCTTTGCTCTGTGCTGGAGGGGGAGGAGGTGTAGATCTTTCATACTTAGCTTCTCCTTTTGATGGGACAATACTAAATAGTGGAGGTACTCCTGCTATCATTCCATTAGCAGATAGTATTAATGCTGGATTGCTATCTCCAGGAGATTTTGATATTATACAAAATATAGAGTCAGATATACAGGCTATTCTAACTCAAAGTATTACTGATGGAGATATAACACATGCTCCTTCAAGTGATGCTGTGTTTGATGCCTTAGCTGCTTTAGAATCTGTAATCTCTGATATTTTAACACAATCAGTAACTGATGGTGATACTACTCATGCTCCAAGCAGTGATGCAGTATTTGATGCAATATCTGCAGCAGTAATTGGATCTCTGTTTGATGCAGATATCCCAGTGGTACTATCTGGAGTTAAGACTTTAGGTAAATATGTAAGTGGACAAACTATTCCAGCAATAGGTAAAACTGCTCAACAAGTATTAACAGATATTGCTCTAGAATATATCAACCCAGCATTCACCTCTTTTACTGTTGCAGGGCAACCAACTACAGTGGAAGTAGGTACAGGTATCTCTGGATCAAAAACATTTAACTGGAGTGTTCTAAATAACTCTGGAGTTGTATCTACAATAGATTTATATGATAATACAGCAGGTGCAACATTACTTGCAGGTACTCCTAATGATGGTACTCAAGCACAAACTGTTAATTCAATAGCATTAAATGGGGATGGTGCTACTCAGTCATGGAAAGCTATTGCTAATAATACATCTCCTGTAGGAGTTATAAATAGTAATAACTTTGTGATTACAGCAAGATTCTCAAGATGGTGGGCTCCAGTAGCTTCCTATCCTGTAAATCCATTAGATGCTGTTGCAAATAGAACATATGCTTTGGGATTGACTAGTGCATTCAAAACACCAGGAACAAATACATTCACATTGGTTACTGGCACAACACAAATCAGATTCATTGTATTACTTCCTCCAGGAATAACTATTGTTAGTGTTATTGATCAAACAAATGCTAATACAAATATTACTGCTAATTATCTATTATCAGCAATAACAATAAATGATGCTGGTGGAACCCCAAGAAATTATAATATGTATCAGTATACAAATGCTATACCATATACGCTCAGTGCCAATCACTTTATAACAACAACATAATATGAGCGCTTCATTACAACTTCCTGGAGGATTAATAACTTTAAATCCTCAACCAGAAATAGCTAGATACTACAATGTGGCTGGGCTTGTTTATGCTTCAACTGCACAAGTGTTAAGTGAAATAGTACCTGCTGCTAGATATGTTGGTCAAACTTTCTTGATTGGTAATACTGAGTATTGGTTTAGCCCTACTACAGCAAATGCTAGTTTAGTTATAAAAGGGGATAATACAAATGTAATTCATAAAACAGGATTTGCTACAGAAACTAAAGTTGGAGAACTTGTTATTGATAGTGGTGTTAATAATGTTAGTGGATTAGTTTTAAGTAAAATACCTAACTCATCTTCTAGTACTACAGTACCTTATAGTACAGGTTTAGAATATCCTTTTGGAATTGCAATACTCCCAAATGGAGATGCTTTAGTTACTAGTCAAATTACTAATGATATAAAGAGAATTCCTGTAGGAGGTGGTGCTCCAGTTTCTTATGCTACCACTTCTGCTGGTACAATGGGTATAGCACTCTTTCCAAATGGAGATGCTCTAGTAACACATGGTGGAACTGGAACTGTTTCAAAAATACCAGCAGGTGGTGGAGTTGCAGTTGCTTATAGTACTGGCTTCAATAATGCTATTGGAATAGCAATACTCCCAAACGGAGAAGCTTTGGTTACTAATGCAGGAAATAATACAGTTTCAAAAATACCAGTAGGAGGAGGGGCTCCAGTTCCTTATGCCACTGGTTTTAACTATCCTTTTAATATACTCATACTATCTGATGGTAGTGCATTAGTAACTAATGCAACTACTAATGTAATTTCAAAAATCCCAATAGGTGGTGGAGCTGCAACTGTATATGGAACAGTCTCTACAAATTCTGCAGGACTAGTAATTTTACCAAGTGGAGAGCTTATAGTATCTTGTAATTTAGATATACAAAAAATCCCAGCAGGAGGAGGAGCTGCAACTCTTTACTCTTCTGTTATTGCAAACTCTTACGGTATAGCCCTTGCTCCAAGCGGAGATATATTAATTGCAAATGGAAGTAATAATATAGTAACAAGACTTCCAGCTCCATTAAATAAAGTATTAAAAACAGATTTTACAGGAAAAGTAATTAAAACACAATTTCTTGAAGATATTCAATATCAAACTCCTATAACTAATCCAATTACAGGATTAGGTACTAGTAATAGACTTCCTAAGTTTGGAACATCAAGTACATTAGTAGATAGTAGTATTTCAGATACAGGATCAGCGGTTACTATTGTTAATCCAACAACACTTTTAGGTGATCTAACATTAAGTGCAGTACCTGTAACAAGTGCAGGAACTTATGATATACTTACTAGAAATACAGGTACAGGAGTTATTGAGAAAGTAGCAGGAGTTGGTCTTTTTGAGCTTATAGCTAATAAGCAAAATACAATGACTGTTGATGGTTTTGGAATTAAATATCCAACTGTTGATGCTGTTAACTTTCAAACTAATTATATAGCCAGAGCTGTTGTAGCTACTGGTTTCTTAGACACTACTGATCCTTTTAGCATATCAAGATTTGATGATTTTACTTTAGCCATAAGTGCCACTCAATTTGGTGTTGCTTTCAGTCAAAGATTTAAAACTTCTCCCTTTGCTCCTTCAGAGGGAATAATAAATATAGCTGCTCAAACTGTTCCTTTATCTGTTATTCCTTTACCTGGTGATGGTACATTCATTAGATTTGTTGGTATACAAATAGATGGTACAATAGTATGGTCTCCTACACAATTCATTCAATCTCCTTCTGTATGTCAGTTAGGTATTGTATTGGTTAAACGTATTGGTGGAGTTACAAGCTTCATTGATGCTACCAGAACTGCTATTACCATTCCTGATGTCTCTGCTTATAGTAATTTAGACACTACGTCTACAGGAGTTAAAGCTACTACAAGTATAGCTGCTATTCCTGGTACACTTAGTCATACCAATACTCAAGGTAGTTTTGTTGGTATATCTGTAGCATGGGGAACAAGTAATAATGATAGTAAAGTCATACCATTACATGATCCTGCTCCTACTCCATTCACAAGATTACATCCTGGGAATGCATTACCAGTTGCTCCACCTCCTCCTACATTTACTACTCTAGATCCAACTCAAGCTTATATTGGAGGGGTATTAGGTCCTGTAGCTGGAAACCCTAATCAAGCAACTGTACAAAGATTACTATTTAATGTTAATGGTAATTTTGTTTGGCAATATGCTGAAAAAGTATATACAAACTTAATTGCTGCTCAAAATAATGTATTACAAGCTCCATTCACAAATATCCTTCCTGAAGGAACATTTGCTGAGATTGGTAGAATGGCTATTACAATTAACTGTACAGACTTAAATAGTTCTTCAGCACAATATTATCCTACAGGAGCTGGTGGTGGGGGAGGTACTGCTCCTGTTGCACCAGCTGCATGGGGAGGTATTAGTGGGATTATTGATGATCAACTTGATTTAACAACAAAATTTAATACAAAATTAAATTTAGCAGGAGGTGTATTAACTGGAGGGTTAACACTACCATTATTAATTATTAATGCAACTCCAACAACAAGTGCAAGTACTTATGATATATTAACTAGAAATACAACTACAGGAGTAGTTGAGAAAGTATTAAGTACTGCATTTCAACCAGCATTAACAAATCT